CTCCTGTTTTATCTTGATATTAAATACTTGAAAAACGTGCTTCTAAAAGCAAGTATTAAACTACTGTTAAATAATTATATCGGTTAATATTCCTTGAGGCTCCATTGGAGTACTCCTTCCAAAGGAATTACGCTCGTTATATGTGTGAGCTTCCACATTAGGCATTTGTCCCAAATGTTGTATTTAGGAAATTTGATCGGGTGCCTAATCCCTTTTCATTCATGCGATTTTGTGAACGCATGCGGTCTGTTGCTCTTGTCTCCATAGCTGTATTAGATAACATGTCAACATCATGTGCAAAGGTATTCTGTTGCATCATTTCTTGGAAATCTTGATTCATAGTCGCCATTCTTTCTTGGTGACCAAACATATTTCCTTGCATTTGTGTCTCTTGACCAAATGCATTACCTTGCATTGTTGATTCATGACCATGTTGAGCTCCTTGCATAGATGTTTGCTGTCCAAATAAGTTTTGTTGCATGGCACTCTCATGGTTGAATGTGTTGCCTTGCATCTTTTCTTGATGTCTTCTGTCCAATGCTTGATTAACACCTTGCCCAATGCCTGAAGCAGCTCCTGCTGCAATTGATGCTAAAAAGGCATTACTTGTTACTTCTTCAAAAACATGACCAACTAAAGAATTTGTTCTGATAAGTCCTGATCGATCAAACCATACACTTGTGTTGGTAATAGCAAAACCATTGGTTCTATCTATAACAACTATTGATTGTATTGTAAGATTATCAGTACTAATTGGCAAAGTACGATAGTTGGGTGTTTCAGCTGAAATAACAAATAGACGCCATTCTTGATAGTATCTAGTGGTTAGCACGATACGCTGAGATGTTGAATCCACTAAAACCATTTCAAGACATTGAGTTAATGGTAAGTTTCTAGATCTATTTGCGAAATAGCGTTCAATAGTACTATCATCTGTTGCTGTTGGACCGGGATATCCATCAATAGTAATTGCTGAACCAGGAATATCAGTGAATCTTAGTGCTTGATACCCCAATGGTAATGATTCAAAAGCTGGTAAAGCCCCTAGTCCACTATCAATTCCTACATATGGGTATTGTCCCAAGTTTGACACAGTTCCTATCAATGGTGTAAGTGGAGAAATAACATACTCTGAGAATAAACCAAAGTTTTGCGTTATCGGTGATGAACCTGCTATTGAAGAACAAGACATTAAATAAAACATTGACGTTCCATAATTGGTTACAACTTTAATATAACCATGACATGCTTGGTAAAATGTTTGACTCGTTATGTTCGTAAAAGTACTAAGCGGAAACTCTGTAGTATTATAGAGAATAGAAAGCATCTTCATGTCATTTGCTGGTATATTTTGTAAGTATGGTGCTGTAAAGTTCCATCCTGAAGCTGTTTTAAGTTCATTCCATCTAATAATTGATCCTGTGCCACTAGCAACTCTTCCCATACCTGGATAAGAACTCGATCCACATAATATAGCAAAGTCCCGACTATCCATTGTTGTTTGGGATATAATCCCTACTCCGAATGTATATCCTGTATAATGTCCTACTGAACTCCAAAATTCTTGAATTTCTGGGAATAAGCCTACAAGTTCTAATGCTGTGTACGTGAAAAAGGTTGTCGGTGAACTGTATGCTGAAGTTAAAGAACTATTCAATACCCTACGTGAAGCTCCCATATTATATACCCTTTGGTCGTATGCTGGAAAATGTTGTCCTTCTTTATAATTTGCTCCTGAACGCAAAGTTCCGTCAGTATAAATATGAATCTTGGTGTTTATAGTCTGTAAAAATACTTCGTCGAATGGTTGAGCAGCTCTAACAACTGCTGACGTTGCTACTTCTGGTAAAACTTCTAATGTTGGTAAAGCAAAGTAAAATGGATTGGGTTCTGTTGCATTGCATAGTTTAGAAGCGATTCTAAATCTCATAAGAGTGTTATCTCTATACGGATTGTACACATTCATACCAACAAAAAGTATCAAGTGAGGTCTATTGTCAAGTGGTTCTGTAACATCAGATTGAACGGTTCTGTAGAAAAGTTCCTGACGAGCATCGTGGAGTGTGTGTATCTGATTATATGGATTATTGACACCTTTCATTTCATAGGAAATAAGCTGTGCTTCAGATATTGGTATAGTTGAAGTTAATTGTCTACGTTCTCTCCAACACATTCCAATAGCTCCTGACAGTAACTGATTTCCTATTGCTGTTAATCTATACATAATTGCGCCTGTGTAACGCTGATGTAAACTTGCATAGGCTTTTATATATGCATTGGTAAATGGTGAAATAACCGCATATGGAATTTGTAGTATAATACCTCCAGTTGGTGTCGATTCAGTGGCTGTGAATTCTGTGTCACAATCCAAGAATTGCTCGTATATTAAACTCTTGATGTCAAAACCAATGGCTCCGACACTAAGCATATTTGGCGCTCCTATTGGCACCATTGTTGTGTGCTGAGCTATCTGAATAGCTGACATAATGTCGTCTCCCGGAGCTGTCATAGCTGGAACAATAGCTGTTGGTTGTGGATTGGCTTGTGATGGTAGATCATTGAACTGCTGTGCTACTGCTGCCTGATTCATGACTGCTGGTTGTATTGAAGTATCCGCCATGTTTGAAACCACTTCTTCTGCTTCATCGCCCACCTTCAATCTTCCAAGTTGTTTACCAAGTGCTGAAAGGTCAGCTGAACTTAATTCCTGCGTCCTTTCAAACTTTTGTTCTAATGCTTGTATTGATTTCCTCATAGCTGGTAGTACATACCTCTTAAGGTATCCCTCAAAGGCTGTGTCAATGGCTGTAACGCATTTAAGTTTTAGTAAATCTTCCAACACACCAGCACGAATATAAGTAAGAGCTGGATATTCTTCTTTTACGTATTCATTCAACGAAGTCACATCATTGAAGATCTTTTGTGAGTCATTACACTTCTCACTGTGATACTCTTCACCTTCGTGCGAGTAACATGACCATTGTATCTTGATAGAGTTAGATAACACTTCTTTTTGGATGCCTGAACATGCTGCTCGTTTAGCTGTAGCTTTAGTATCACCCATGCCTTCAGCTTTGTAAGTATCACCACGTGCTTTCAAAGAAACCTTGGCTTTCCATATCAAATTTTCATCTGGTCCCTGAGCTGAGTAGTAGAATTTTGGTTGTTCTAAACCATTCTTTTGTACGTATTCATTTAACCACATATCTGCCATCTTAATGAATTTATATTTTTGATTCTGTTCTGAATTTGAGAATATACTTTCGTTATATTGATTCATTGGGTCACTCCCACCCCAAACGGGAGAAATTTTTACTCTAAGCATATAATCATGCCAACATTTCCTTACAACTTCAAAAGGTGCTAATTCTAATTTAAATTTAAATGTATTTGAAAGCAAAATAACAGTTTTTACTATAGTTTCGAAAAATTCTTTGTTATGGAGCCCTGCTTCCATAATAGCTGTAAAACAATTCTGGTAAACTTGCTCAGGTTGCAGTGATCTAAAATAAAAAAGACATGAAGTTATAGAAGATCTTTTTAAGCTAGGCAAATATACATCTTTGTATTTGATGTATTCTCTTGAACAAAAGCTAATTTCTCCCGTCGTTTTACTTGGTGTTTGCTGCAAACCATAGAGCATTGCGTCTTCTATCAACTCCTCCTGTGTTATTGGTTTGATAAATACAGGTGCGTACTTTCTGATTGCATCATCTCCTAATATGCGTAGTATCACATTAGAGTTGATGTCATCGTACGATGGTAATTCTTTCCTCTCATCGAACCATTTCTTAACAAATGTATAAATTGAAACTTTAGCAACAACATGGCAGTTCATTAATGTTGTTACAAAACTACCTGAAGCATTACCACAGTCAATAAAATACACATTTCCTTTTAGCGTGTGCACTCTGTTAGCCAATGTTTTGTACAAAGCTATTCTAATGGCTTGTGGTTGGTCTTGTAAAACACAGTCCACAAAGTCTTTAATAAGATCAGATGGTATGGTCTTATCTAAGGCCTTAAAATCAGCATTCACGAAGTCTCCATCCATCATGTTGAAATATAGCATATGTGTGGTTGCATCAAGATAAGGATTCATCCCTATACAAAACATAGTTCTTTCATGTTTTTCTATAACTTGATCTAAAAAGTCACCGAAAAATGTCTTGAGCACCATGTTAATACTTAAATCAAGTTCATTGAATAATCGTACTTTACCCATAGCTACGCTCTCTTTCGGTAGTAGTTCCACTTTCTCGTTATCTTTGACTACACATAAGATGGAACTACCTTGTACTATTGTAGAGTGGTAAAAGCGGTAATCATTCATTAATTCTTTGCCAGCTGATGTATTGGTATTTATAACCCACCATGGTTTTGTTTTCCTCATTTCATTTTCATTAATAAATAAGACTTCAGCATTTCCTTCTGGTCTTTTAGTCGTGATGTTAAAAAATTTTTTCATCTTGGGTCCAGCTGATGTTGTCATATCCATACCCTTTAAGTAAGTAAGACCATTTATAGTTTCATGTAACTTCAAATTCCTTCTATGTGGAAAATGTTTTTGGTAGTATGACTTCAAATATGAAGAAACATGTTGATCTATTTCTGTATTGTAATTAGCCTGTTTGTCCTTCAATAAAGTGTATTTAACAGCTTGGGAAAAAACTGGTAAATATCGACCTTTATTATCTGCATATAAATTACTGAAGTCAGTAATATGTTCCGTTGTTAAGGCAGATCCAGTTGTTTCACATGTAAGATACTTACTAGCAATGTCTACATATTGTTTTTTGTGTTTTGGAAAACTGTGAAAGTCTAATGATTTGTTGTATCCAAATATATTCAATGGCGATACTTTAGCATAACAACTTGGTTCATAGTCTGTGTCTAACGCTGAAAACATTTTATCATCTATAACCATTGCTTCTTTTGTGATCTGGTGTATAATAGTCTTAGCTGCGCCTAACTTGATTTCTTGCACGGAGTTAGAGATAACTCCTAAGCACTCGTCTAAGTCAGATTGAGTAAAGCTTGCAAACCATCCATAACCAGCTGTCTGATATGCGTTATGTATCCCCATTAATTTCCACTGATTATTTACAAAGCCTATCAACGGAAAACCACAATCGCCTTCTTTAAAGGTATGTTGAATATTGGCGACACCTACAAGTTGATAACGAAATGAGTGTGACTGTACTCGAAAAAAAGGATTATTTTTATCTAGTAAAGTTTTAGCATGTCTTTCTATAAACTCAAGTGGTGCGTTTATCATCAGTGGTTTTGATGTTGGTCTTATGAACCAACCTGTTTTCAAGTTTAATAAATCTTTAGTCTCTGGTATGAGATATGTTATGTCTACAGCTGCTGGAAACTTATCTACTCTAAAAGTAATAAGATCTCTCTCTCGTGTCATTTTGGTAAGTCTACCGGTGTAATTTATACCTTCAGAACTTACTGTGAAAGTTTTGTCAAAATTATTTAGGAAATGAGATAACGATATCCCTATATTGTCTTTTAACATAAGACCGTAAAGTGTTCCGCCTGTACTAGAAGATAATCGAACGTAATTCTTACGTAATATACTCGTCAATATTTCTAAACTACTAGGCGGTTGATGGATTTCTTCTTTTATAGAGAGATTATTACTCTGTATTCCTTGCAGTATCTTAGATGCTTCTTCAGGATTTTCCTGTAGTAATTTTATTATCTCCTTTATATCTCCTTTACCAAGTGCTTGTGGTAATTTTGTTGCCATAAGTATAGAACCATTGGATCTCCATTCATCTTCCCACTGATTAAAAGCTTTAGATAAACCTGCTTGTTCTACTTCAGCACGGATTCCTCTACATATTCCTTCATCTTGCAGTAATGCTCTTTGGTAACGTTTGGCATAGAGTGCAATACGCGGGTCTATAGAATTTTCGTCGTCGGCACTATTTGCAATTGCGTTAGGATTTGAGAATATCTTTTTAATCACTAAGACAAATGCTCCGATTGACGTTAATGCAACTAGACCAGTTATAAATGATATAATGGGTTTCTCTTTAATGAAGGCTACTATACCTTTCTGCATGAGAATGTCTTTTGATTTTAAAACATCTGCATACCAATTCTGGTAAGCCATACTTGGATCACCAACTTTGTCAGATACATATGAATGTAATAGTGATAAAACTTCTGGTGCTACGTCTGTTAATTGTACAGGAATAATGCCAGTTTTATAAAAACGAGCGTAGGTTTCATAAGTTATAGTTCTTGTCTCACCAACGTAATCGAATGTTATAGTTTGTTTCCGTGGATCATGTTTAATATCAATATCGCTAGATCTCAGTACTGCTCCAATATATAAAGTTCTATCATGAAGAACTATATCATCACCAGTATCGCGAATAAGTAGTCGTGCAGTAAGACCTGGTATAGCTTCGTTAAGAATAGTAGCAATTGCTTCAGCTTGGGCTATTAGTGATTCTCTGTCATTTACTATACCCGGAAGTAATTGTTTTTCAGAGGAAAAATGTGTCATTACAGCAGATACTAGATGCGGTTTAAATGTTAAGGTCACACCTTTTATCAGTCCAATTCTTGCTCTTAGTACACTCGTCTTAGAAGCAAACATGGTGTTAAATAGGCTATACGTGTCTACTTTTATAATACAGTCAAATGAGACATCTGTTTGATTAAATGGTTCTTGGCATGATACTATAAGTTCTTTTTGTTTAAGATAACTAGTAAACTTGTCGTAAACTAATGATTTAATAGAATTCAATGTATATTCTTCACCTTCTATTGTGTATGAACCCTTCTTCTGCTGCACTATATGCGTTGTTCGAGTTGTATTTATACATTTAGAACCATCAGTTGATATCACTTCTCCTGAAAGGCCTAGTCGTCGTATGATACCAGTTGAAACTCCAAAAGTGTTAACTTCCCAGTAATAATTACCAGGAACTACCTTATAAGAGTAATGTCGTTTTCGTGGGTATTCATGATTAGAACATAATATATAAAGATTATCAGCATGACCTGTATTAATCCATCTTATGTAATCGGTGTATGATTCTTTGGTAGCTTCTATCATATCATCTATGATGTAAATTCCGCGTTTACTTGAGTCCACTCTCCAATCTGTGACACGATGTATTTTCCATTTTGGAAGTGCCCCACCTATATGACCAGCTAGTTGTCTTGCTAGTCGTGTTTTACCAGTTCCTGGTGGTCCTTCCAATCTAATGATATTAAAGTCTTGCCCAGAATTTGATACATTGTTAGCCGTTATAATAGAGTTCAAGTAGGTTAATCGCTCCTTACAGTCTTCAGCTGTAATGGTCTTTTCTTCTAAGTTTTTATTTAAGAAATTTCGTTCTCGAAATGCCATCTGGTAAAGTATAAGTCCTAAAACTTCGTCAATACGTAAATCTTTGAATCTTAAATTGGCACTACTAAATTCGGATTGATTGACAACAAATCTAAATGATAAGTGTGAGTAGTCTGCTCTTCTATGTGCATTAGCTCCACTCCTACCTTGAACTTGTTGGTCAATAACTTCGAATCGTAATATACGGTCCCACGTTGCTTGTGCTGCTTCTTTCTCAAGTACTCTTAATAAGTCTGGGCAGATGGAGTTGGAAGTCAGAAAAACAACTCGTCCATTAAAGGGCTGTTGTTTTCCTTGCAAGTGGGCGGATTCTAAATTGAAGTGATCGGCAGAGATGATCTGGTTTAAATGAGCTAAATTTGGATCTTGATCTTTTAATGCCATAAACTCTTGAATTTCAGCAAATGCTGCTCCACCGTATGGTCCATAAAATCCAGTATCTTTTGATTTGTTAAGGTTATATATAGTAGGCTTAAGTTTCATGATACGTGCTAAATAATTAGCAACGTATGAACATAGTGAGGATTTCCCTACACCACGCTTACCACCAAAAAATACACCAAGAGTTTCTATCCTCTTGCATGCATCATTGATGATCTTGATTGCCTCTATCTTGTCATTTAATTTGGATGTATTTGTTAAGATAAGAGAGTATGCAGATTTAGCTGCAAAACTCAAATCTTTATTCCGATACCTATTCGTAATAGTGGGTATGGTGATGTTAATTGCGTTATGCAATTCAAAGTTTAACTCTGGGTCTTGGATATACTCAACTGGTGTCTTATTACATAACTCTGAACTTCTCTTAGCCCATGTTTGCAAGTCATTAAATGATTTTTGATCACCCGTGACATCTAGTCCTGCTAGATCTTCTAACAAAAACTTAGTCACTGTTTGCGCTGAAGTTGAGATACCATTAGTTGCTTGAAGGAGTCTCCCTTTTTCAATAACGGATTTAATGTCACATATATTGAAAAGTGTGCAAGCTCCTATAATAATAGAAATCAGTGCTGTTATTGCTGGATATATCCATCCCATTGAATTTGCTTTTAAATCTACATTGACGATTGATTCTGCTAATGAACCAATTTGTGGGATAATTCTATCAGTTTCGAACTTAATATTCAAGAGCCTAAAGACTTTTGAAATTGTTAAGGCAAAACTTATTAATGCAGATGTAATAGCTACTGAATTCAATATTTTAGAAACAGTTGTTGTATTGGTAGTGACTAGTGTATGGAGACTTGCTCCAATAGCTAATACTGATGATGTAATTACAGTTGTCACAAGTGTGGCGTCACTATTAAGGAATTTAAAAAAATTTGAATCCCCTAATGCTAAAGTTACAACTTGAGTAACTTCAGCTATTGGTAGTCTTGAGGTGTCTTCAGGTAAATCTTTTGGCACTTCATTCCATGTTGAATTAGGAGTGATTAGTGCTACTGATCGTATTTGTGGTGAGTAATCCTGTATTGCTGCTGCTTCTTCCCTTTGTTTAGCTTGTAAGTCAGCTAGTTTTGTACGTGAGTCCATAACGTATTGTTTGAGCCGTATTTGCTCATCAATACCTTGTTGTATAAATGTTGGTAGCTGTTGTACATGCACTGTTGGTGGTGCTAAATATTCGTCAGAATCAGTAGCAG